GAATTGTCGCATACGATTACGATGATCTCGTTTAAGTGTTTGACCATTCTCTCTCTTCGCAACATAGAGTAAGAAGTATCTGTCGTTGTAGTGTTCTTCAGCATAATCAAGCATCGCCTTTTCAGTATCTTTGGTAAGTTCATATGATAATGAACCTTTACTGTAACCCATTTTCTTCCAATGTTTCAGTCTATCGTACTGAGATAAACCACCTGTCTTTGCTTTACCATATAATGATGTAGTTGTAACTGAGACCAAAACATCACCATAGTTCTCACGCCACTGGCGTTGGATATCTTCGGATAAACATAGAAGTGCCAGTAATTTCCCACCTGTGTAATTGAAACCTAGAGGCTGAAGGGGGACAATAGTTGACCCAATAGCACTGTTGTTTAGTTTACCACTGTTAGTTTTGTATTCTCTATCCCACCCTATGTGATCGTCACGTGGTGTTAGATCAATGAAATCTCCTGTAATACAAATGACACCAAGATATTTACCTGTAACTTTATCTCGTACAAGATAGTGTAGGTTACGACCAATGTTTGATGAGTTTTTCATCGTAGATGTCATAGTTCGTACACAATTCCATTTCTCTGTGAGAGTGCCAGTAGACTGGCGATCTTTAATGTTATCCGTGTAGACTAATTCAGGTTCTAGTTTCTCAAAGTCCATAGGGTCTTCAGGAAACCATATATTGTTTTTACTTTCAGTGATGATCTTTAAATGATCTTCGTTGACAAATTGTTTCTCTTCACCAAATAAAGTACCCATAGATTGTGTTGGGTATTTCATTTGTATTTCTAACCATTTTTGATAGAGTGTATATTCTTCTACACCCATTTGTGACACATAAGATAAGTCTTTGATAATTCTTTCTCTTAACTCATCTTTTGATAGTACTTCTTTCTCAGACCTGTTAGCCTGATACTCGTCATATTGTTTTTGTACGAATGGTTCCATTATACTTTAAAGTCCTGAAATTTTTCACTGCCTCTATTTCTGTCAAATACAGGAGTGTCATCATTATCATCAGCATCGAACAGTTCTTCTTGTGCTTCTTGTTCGACATCATAAAACTTCATACGACTTCTATCAACACCAACAACAAATCTTTTGAAGATAGTTGGATCATTGTATCGATTCTTCAACTGTTTAACGACCATTTGATCTAGTTCTTCTAGTTCATCACTGGTGATCAAAGCAAACATCAAGTCAGCAGTTGCAGGAAGACCAAACGATTCTGAAGTATCTTCTAGACCAATGTCTGTAGAACCATAACCTGATCTTGTAGTCTGAGTTGCACTGACAATAGGCAAGTCAAACTCAACTGCAAGACCTCTTAGTTCTTCTGCAATACTTTTTACAAGTGTGTAAGAGTTTGCACCTGAACCTGGTCTTACTCTGTAACTTGCACATATGTTTAGATAGTCTACAAAGATGATATCAGGTCTAAAGTCTTTTTTGATATCAAGTTCTTGTAGTAAATGTCTGAAATGACCTACGTGAGCGGCTGCTGTTGGATATTCTTTGACAATAAGTTTACCTTTTGTTTTGTTTTTAAGTCTGTCGATCTTAGTTTGATATTGTTTCTTTGGTAGATCGGCAAGTTCTTTGATAGGCACATTCAGTACATTAGCATCAATACGTTCTGCAATCTTTTCTTCTGACATTTCCATAGACATATAGAGAACATTCTTACCCATAAGTAAACATGATGATGCCACGTGGCACATGAACATAGATTTACCAACACCTGTACCTGCAAGGCATATGTTCAGTGTTTTGTTTGGTAAACCACCTTTTGTGATCTTGTTGAAATATTCAATGTCAAATGGAATCTTCTCTTCTTCTTTGTTGTAAAACTCAAATCTCTCGTCAGCATCTTCTAAAACATCGTGACCGATGTGTGTGTCGAATGATACTGAGAGAGCATCTTTGAGTAAGTCTGGTATTTCACCTGTTGATCGTTGAGACTTATTATCTAATACTTCAATAGAGTCCATTACTGCAATGTAAATTGCCCTATCTTTGCACCATTGTTCAGTCTCATCTATTATCCACTCGTTGGCGGACTCATCTGCTTGGACACTCAAAGAATTTATCAGTTGTTTCGAAGACTCGACCACTTTGTCGTTAGTACTAGTGGTCTTGTCTAGATTTATGAGAAGTGCTTCAACTGTAGGATTCTTTGTGTACTTATCAAAGTACTCTTTAATTAGTGTAAAAACTAATTGTTCAGATAAGTCGGTGAAATACTCAGACTTTAAAAAAGGAAGACACTTACGTGAGTAAGACTCACTCTGTATCAGATTCCTCAGGACTGTCGATTCTATTCTTGCTTCCATACCTAAAATACTCATTTGCTACTTTTTCTAATCTTTCCATTACCTCTTCTGTAAAGTATTGTTCTGGATTATTGTTAATTGTCTTTGCGAATTGTGTTGTACCATCAGGAAGTTCTACACGTGTAGAAGACTTCTTAAAGATACCACTCGCAAGTGCCATGTCTAAGAGACCATAATATCTGTCTAGACCTTTATCGTATGTCAATCTGACATCTACGATTCTGTTCTCTACAGTTAATCTGCTCTTAGCATTCTTACAGTGTATAATATTTCCTATAACTTCTGTACCCTCTTTTTCCTTTTTCTTTGACAAATAAACGATAGAAGAGGCTGCATATTTCAAACCTGAACCACCACCCATTTCTTTTTGAGGGAACATAGAACCAATTACATCGTATGTGTGATTGGTCACAATCATAGGAACACCTGCTCTACCGAGTTTAAGTGTTAACACCCTAAATGCACCTTTGACAACTTGAGCACGAGTCATGTCTCTAGTTTCCTTACCTGCAGCTGTATCTTCGATCTCTTTGGTAGTTGATAACATACCAAGTGAATCTAAGACAAACATCATAGGTGGTCTTTTAGACTCATCTGTTTCTAAGTACTTGTCAAGAATACTGATTGCCTGTTGACGGAATTCTTGAACTGTTACCACAGGCACGATAACAATTCTTTTTGAATCGATTCCTCTTTCTTCAATCATTTCTTTTGTGATTGCAGATTCGGATTCGAAGTACATAACAGCAGATTCAGGATTATCTTCTAAGAATTTTTTGACCATTCCTAGTGCAAAGAAAGTTTTACCTGTTGCTGATTCACCTGCGATTGCAGTGATTTTGTTTTTGGGAAGTCCACCGTAAAGTGAACCACTAAGTAATGCATTGAAGATGTATGACCCACTATCTACGAATGAATCTACATCACCAGCTGCAACACCATCTGATACGACATTTGCATATTCGTTACCAGAGGCTTTTACTAAATCTTTAATAAATGACATAAACACCTCTCATAATGTAATACTATACAGTATACTCTATGTAGTGTTAATCGTCTAGTGCTTTTTTAGAAAGTTTTTGGTCAAATCTAACATGCTCTTCCATCATGGTTTTGACCTGTTTGAGTTCTGTTTCAATATGAACAATGAGACCAAAGATTACAATAATCATTAGTATGAAGAAGCAATCTAAGAAGTCTAAAATCATACGTCTAATTCACCTTGAGTTTCGACAACAACTGTGCCTCTTTCGATGAGTATCTCTCTGTTTTTAAGATGATTATTTGCAATATCTTCTTTAGATTGACCATCATAAGGAACTGCATGATTATCATTAATCATTTGTGCATTGATACAAAACTTTGTTTCGTTTTCAAATACTGGATGACCTTCATTCTCTATAGAATGAACCCATAATTCACCTAGTATTCTACCGAATTTACCTTTGTCGTGTGATATAAGAGTTACTTTACCTTGAGCTAGTAATTCTTTTAAATGTTTCTTAGATGCTTTACCAAATTTCTTTTCAACTAAGTCTCTTGTTCTGGATTCAGGAGTGTCAATGCCCATTAGGCGTACTCTCTGCTTTTTGTATGTCATGCCAAATCCCAAATCGATATCTACATCGACTGTATCGCCATCAACAACTTTAGTAATAGTTACGTTATACTCATACATTCTTTTTATTCTCCCAATCTTCGATAGCTTTTTTGATACTATCTTCTGCAAGTACAGAGCAGTGTATTTTAATTGCAGGCAATTCTAATGCCTCTGCGATGTCTTTATCTTTGATCGCTTTTGCTTCTGTAATTGTTTTGCCTTTTAGTAAGTCAACAAACATTGAACTACTAGCAATTGCACTTCCACATCCATATGTTTTAAATTTGACATCAACGATTCGTTCTTCTTCGTCAAGTTTAAGTTGTAGTCGCATTACATCACCACATGCAGGCGCACCTGTCATGCCTGTAGCGACATTGGGATCGTTTGGGTCAAATCTTCCGACTGAGAATTGTTGAGGTGCATTAAGAACACCTTCGAATCTATCAATCACTTTTTTACTATAAGCCATGACTTTATTTATCCCAAATAAAAGGGGACTGACTAGCCCCCTTTTACAGTTCTACATTTCTGTGGGAACTCTGAACAATAGAGCATCATTGCCTCAAGCAACATTGCTGTCGGAATGATATCCTCTACTTTTTTTCAGGTTCGTCCTGTAGTTCATCGGTCTGTCTGTCAACCTCATCTGCAACGGTGTCTACTACACCAATTACAGTATCAGCTGCTACAGTTCCGACTGTAACTACATCGTCCTTCACTGCTGTTGCAATGGTTCTTGTTCCTTGAACTGCACCATCGACAACACCAGTTGTAAACTCTTTACCACCTTCAATTACTGCTCCAACTGAGGCACATGAAGGAAGTAATACCACAGAAAATAGTAACATATACATTACTATTTTCATTATATACTCCATATATGAAGTGTGTTTTGTTAGACCACCAACTGTGAGCCTAACCCCTCATTTATTTATGTTAGATAATAACCTGTACTCTTTAATTTGAGGTCAAGTTCGTTATATTGTTCGTAGTCATAAAATTGCATAATCTCATCTATTTGGACTTTTAAACTTATCCATGCAATGATAACAGAACACATAGCTATGTGTGCAGTGAGATAAAGCATTGTAGTGGGGAATAGGTATACAAGTGTTAGTAAGTGTGCAACTAAGACACTGTAAACTCTAAACTTAAGACTTATCAGTAGGTGCCACATTCAACAACAAATCCTTGAACTCATTCGTGTGCCAATAACTATCCAGTGTGATATCAACCACTAATGCAATTAATACCATCGTTAGAATAATCCCCAAATACAAATTGACGAATGCATTGATTTTCATCCATCTAATTAAATGTTTCATTTTATCATCCGAAAAAACTATCTAGCGATGCAACTGGTTCTACATTCCAGTTGATCAGTTTTACAATCGCACTCAAAGGTTCAATGAATGCTTTATCAAATTGCATATCATAATCTATGAATCTGTGTAGATCAAATTCACGAGGCAAAGCACCAACAAAAGAAATGACATTCTC